GGAGTATAAAGTTAATGAAGAAGATCCTGATATACTAGATCCTATTCCAGACGAGTTAAATAAATTACAGCAAGCTAAGAAATATCTAAGCCAATATTCTTATAGAGAGGTAGCCAACTGGTTAAGTACAAACACAGGCAGATCTATATCCCACGTAGGTTTAATGAAACGATTGACGAATGAGCAACGACACAAGAAGCAAGCTACAAGCCTCCGCAACTGGGCAGACTATGCGAAAAAGGCAATCGCCAAAGCGGAAAAAATTGAAAGCCAAAGAACAGGCGCAAGAAGAAAAGTCGTTACAGCCTAAAGTAGAGGCACAACCACTTAGAGTAGAAGAAACACGTAATGTTATATTCAAACCTAATGAAGGACCTCAGACAGATTTTCTTGCCGCTTCCGAAAGAGAAGTTCTCTATGGAGGCTCTGCAGGCGGTGGTAAGTCTTATGCTATGTTGGCTGACCCTCTCCGCTATATGGGCAATCCTAGTTTTAGTGGTCTTCTTCTCAGACACACTACAGAGGAACTCAGAGAACTAATATATAAAAGTCAAGAGTTATACCCTAAAATATGGAAGGGTATAAAGTGGTCAGAGAGAAAGATGCAGTGGACTGCACCCTCTGGCGCAAAACTCTGGATGTCATACCTAGACAGAGAAGACGATGTGCTACGCTACCAAGGTCTAGCATTTAGTTGGATAGGGTTTGACGAACTTACACAGTGGGCAACTCCGTTTGCTTGGAACTATATGAGATCACGATTACGATCAACAGATCCTGAACTTCCAGTATATATGAGAGCTACCACTAATCCCGGAGGTCGAGGACATCACTGGGTTAAGAAAATGTTTATTGATCCTGCCGCTTATAATACAGCATTTAATGCTACAGATATAGAGACAGGAGAAGAATTAAAATACCCATCAGGGCATGAAAAAGCAGGTAAAGCATTATTTAAAAGAAAGTTTATACCTGCAAGATTAACGGATAACCCATATCTATCTACATCTGGTGACTACGAAGCAATGCTTCTCTCGCTACCAGAACAACAAAGAAGACAGTTACTAGAAGGTGATTGGGATATTAAAGAAGGCGCAGCCTTCACAGAGTTTGATAGAAAGATACATGTTGTTGACCCATTTGATGTACCAAATAACTGGGTAAAGTTTAGAGCATGTGACTACGGATATGGAAGTTATTCTGCAGTAGTATGGATAGCAGTAGCACCAGACGAACAGTTAATTGTATATAGGGAGCTATATGTATCAAAAGTATTAGCTACCGATTTAGCTGACATGATATTAGAGTTAGAGTCAGGTGATGGAAATATTCGGTATGGTGTGTTGGACAGTAGCCTTTGGCACAAACGTGGGGATACTGGTCCATCTCTGGCAGAACAGATGGTACAACGAGGTTGTCGCTTTAGACCGTCAGATCGCAGCAAAGGCTCAAGAGTCTCAGGAAAGAATGAACTCCATAGACGATTACAAGTTGATGAGTTCACAGAAGAACCAAGATTAGTATTCTTTAGTAACTGTCATAATATAATTGCACAATTACCTGCATTACCTATTGACAAGAAAAATCCTGAAGATATTGATACAAACGCAGAAGATCACTTGTATGACGCATTAAGATATGGTATAATGTCAAGACCACGTTTTAGTATATTTGACTATGATCCTAACTCAAATCAAACTAGTCGTATGCCAGTTGCTGATGCAACATTTGGATATTAAGGAAGTTATATGGCAGAAGAAGATGAAATTTTTATAGAAGAAAATGCAGCATCATTAGACGATAGCACTAATTCTATCTTAGATGATAAATCTGCAAATAATATTATTCCTTTTATAGAGGAACGATATAAGAGAGCAGATGACTATAGAGAACAAGATGAACAACGATGGCTAAGAGCGTACCGAAACTATAGAGGTATATATGGCTCGGATGTTCAGTTTACCGAAGCAGAAAAGTCAAGAGTATTTATTAAGGTTACTAAAACAAAAACCCTTGCAGCTTACGGACAAATTGTTGATGTACTATTTTCAGCAAATAAGTTTCCTTTAACTATTGAACCTACTAAATTACCAGAAGGTGTAGTTGAAGATGTTAGCTTTGATCCCAAAGAACCTGAACAGTTACGTAATACCAAAGAACCTGAAAGTCCATATGGCTTTGCAGGAGATGGTAAAGAATTGCCTGCAGGTGCTACAAAGAACTCTTTATTATTAGGTCCATTAGAAGGTAAGCTTGACGATATAGATGGAGTAAAAGAAGAGATAGGTAAAACGCCTACTGCTGTTACATTTAGTCCTGCTATGATAGCAGCAAAAGGTATGGAAAAGAAAATACATGATCAGTTACAAGAGTCAAGTGCTAATAAACATTTAAGAAGTACAGCATTTGAAATGGCTTTATTTGGTACTGGTGTAATGAAAGGACCATTCGCTGTAGATAAAGAATACCCTAATTGGACAGATGAAGGTACGTATGATCCTACTATTAAAACTGTACCACAAGTTTCTCATGTATCGGTATGGAACTTTTATCCAGACCCTGATGCAAATAATATGGATGAGGCACAGTATGTTATAGAGAAGCATAAGCTATCACGATCACAGCTACGTGCCTTAAAGAAAAGACCTTATTTTAGAGATAGTGTTATTGAGGAAGCTATAGCAGATGGAGAAAATTATACCAAAGATTATTGGGAAGATGATCTATCTGATTATGCACCAGAGCATAGTATAGATAGATATGAAGTACTTGAATATTGGGGTACTTGCGATGTTGAAATGCTTAAAGCAGAAAATGTAGAAATACCAAACGAACTTGCAGACCTAGAAGAAGTATCTGTAAATGTATGGATATGTAATGGTAAATTATTGCGCATGGTACTTAATCCATTTAAGCCTTCAAGAATACCTTATATGGCTGCTCCTTATGAGCTTAATCCATATTCTTTTTTTGGTGTAGGCATAGCCGAAAATATGGATGATACCCAGACGCTAATGAATGGGTTTATGCGTATGGCTGTAGATAACGCTGTGTTGTCTGGTAATTTACTTATAGAGGTAGATGAAACTAACCTAGTTCCCGGCCAAGATTTGTCAGTATATCCCGGAAAAGTCTTTAGAAGACAAGGGGGTGCGCCCGGCCAAGCTATCTTTGGCACAAAGTTTCCTAATGTTGCAGGAGAGAACTTACAGTTATTTGATAAAGCACGAGTACTAGCTGATGAAAGTACAGGCTTTCCTAGTTTTGCACATGGGCAAACAGGAGTACAGGGTGTAGGTAGAACTGCGTCAGGTATGTCTATGCTTATGAACGCTGCTGCAGGCAGCATTAAAAATGTTATTAAAAATGTAGATGATTATTTACTTAGACCGTTAGGAGAAGGTCTGTTTAGATTTAATATGCAGTTTGACTTTGATCCAAAGATTAGAGGAGATCTGGAAGTTAAAGCTAGAGGAACAGAAAGCTTAATGGCTAATGAAGTACGTAGTCAAAGATTAATGCAGTTCTTACAAGTTGCATCTAATCCTGCGCTTGCACCATTTGCTAAAATGGATTACATTATTAGGGAAATAGCTAAAGCTCTTGATCTTGATCCTGAGAAAGTTACTAATGATATAAGAGAAGCAGCCGTACAAGCAGAATTAATGAAAGGCTTTAAGCAAGAATTACCACAACCTCAACCAGAAGGACAACCACAAGCTCCTGCAGGTGCAGATGCAATGGACATGACAGGTGCAGGTGGAGGAACAATAGGAATAGGTCAAGTACCACAACCACAAGAACAAGGATTTAGCGGAAATGGACAAGCAGCTACTCAGCCGCCTCAAGCCGATGGTCAACAACAAGGAAATGTTGGACCACTTCAATAACTATATAGATGCTGTTATACAGCAACAACATAGAGTTATGGAACAAACAGATAATATAGTTGTTTTGCACAGAGCGCAAGGTGCTATTTCTACATTACGTAGGCTCAAACTTCTTAGAGATGAAGTAATTAATTAAAGGATATAATATGCAAGTAACCCCTAAACAAGCAGAAAGTTTTACTGACACAATTAAAGAAGCAGTAAAGAAAACAGAAAGTATTGTATTAGATTTTTTAATTGATAATGATCTAATTAGTGGTAATGCTTTGAACAAGTATACCGAACTTAAATATGGAGATACTGGTTATGATCCTAATGTTAAAAATATAAGTCCTATATTTGAAAGAGCATTAGAAACTCCAAAAAGAGATAGTGAGCGTATATCTCAAATAGAAATGCGTGAACGAGGATCAAAAGTTCCAGATAGACTTAACATGAATAAAGGTGGTATGCCTACGCAAATGCAAATGGCTTTTATGGATGATGGCGGTCTTAAAGACGAAGGCGGTGAAGTAGAACCTATCTCTGGTAATGACGTTCCTTCTGGTTCATTAAAGGAAGAAGTGAAAGATGATATACCAACTATGTTAAGTGAAGGAGAGTTTGTATTCCCTGCAGATGTTGTACGGTATATTGGTTTAGAAAAACTTATGATAATGAGACAAGAAGCTAAGATGGGCTTAAAGCGTATGGAAGCTATGGGTCAAATGGGTGATGAGCCTACTATACCTGATGATTTACCTTTTGGTATGGCAGATCTTGTAGTAATTGCAGGCGGTAAAGAAGAAGAAGACAATGATAAACCACGTAAAATGCAAACAGGTGGACTTAGTGAATATAATCCTCAATTTAGAACTTTAACTAGCCCACAACAAGTTCCTGTAAGAAGTGGTAGAAGAAATATTACATTACCAGATATTAAAGATTTAACTAATCCAGTTAGTGAAGAACCCAAAGTAGAAGAACCTACTGTTGTAGAACCTGAAGTTGCTACTGAAGAAGAAATGACTAGATTAGGTTTATCTGATCGTGGATACGCTCAAAGTAAACCTGAAGATAAAGGAATAGCAAAACCATTTAAACAATATAGAGGTGAAGAATTTGACGCTGCTGCAGATAGCTATACAAATTTAGGAGCTAAAGTATTATCTTATACACCATTAGGTATGTTAAGTGATATACCTTATAATAGTGGTAAAGCGGTAGCTAAAAAAGCTTTAGAAGAGGGTAAATGGTCTGATGAAGTTTTAGAAATGAAAAATCCTTTTAAGTCAGATCTTGAGCCTGCCGTAAGAAAAGGAGCAGCAATAACTGAATGGGAAAAAGCTGCATTAATTAAATACTTAACAGTAGATCGCCCTAAAAATTCTATCTTTCAATCTGTATCTAATTTAATAGGTAAAGCATTTGGTAAAGAAGTTAAAGAAGATAAGAAAACAAAAGGTCCAGATGAAGATATACTTAAATTTTTAAAAGATAAAAAACTAATAACTATAGATCCGTCTACAAATAAAATAAGTGTTATGCTAGAAGGCAAAGCTGTGTTATTAGAAAATGTAGATAAATGGATGGATACATGGAAAGAAAAAAATAAGCCTGCTCCACCTACGTCTGCTGAACAAAATGCCATAAGACAGTTTGATACTGTTGGATTTGTATCTAACTTTGGTGCAAACAGTGACGGTGAGGGAGGACTAAACTTACAGTATATGGGAGATGTAGGTGGTACTGGTGCTTCACGTATGGACATATTTAGAATAGATGATGGCACAGGACAAGGTGTTAAATTTCTAAGACGATATGAATTAGAAAATGCAGGGGTAGATACATCTGATACTCTTGCTGTATTAAATGCTTTAAAAAATTACAAAGAAACAGGACAGATAAAAGTTAATCCTATAGTAACAAATTCTGTTGATGCTGAAGAGATTGTGATGCCACCCCCAAGACCTGAAGCAATAGAACCTCCTGATGATTATAATATTGGTGATATGGGTGAGTTTCCAACGGTTGTTTCTGATCTTGATCCTATAAAAACAACTGAATTAGCTGATCCTTTACCTACATTTGATCCTGCAGGTGCTACAAAATTATCAGATCAAAACTTATTTGATTTACAGGGTCAATTATCTACAACAGGTACACCTATAGATCCTAGTGCTATACCTATGCCTAACATTGAACAAGATGACTTTGGTGAAATTACAGGTACAGGAGACTTTGATCAAACTGATGCAGTAGATCCATATGCACCTATACCAATGGCTACATCTGGAAAGACAGCAGACTACATGGCAGGTATTAAACCTACTGTTACTGATCCCACTGTAACACCTTTTGATGAAAAAGATAGATTCCCTAAAGTTGGACCTGAGTTAGATTTAAGTGGAGTACCCTCTTTACAACCAGATTCGTTAGATGCTTTTGGTGGAGCAGGATTAGATATAAATACACCAGATCCAGTATCTAGTGTGGATAAATCTATACAAGATGCTAAAGAAAATGCAAATAGACTAAGAGCAAGAGCTGCAGAAGCTGCAAGATTAGAAGCTCAAGCAAAAGCTCTTAAAGCTAAACAAGATGAATATACTGGACCAGTAACTATACCAAAACCAGTTAAATCATTAAGTGCAGCAGATTTTGCTAAAAAAGAAGCTCGTAAGAAAAAAGCCACTACAGGTTATATGGGTGGACGAGCAAAAGGAGGTTTAGCAAAAATGAAAGTTAAACCAACTAAAAAGAGGAAAGGTGGACTAGCCTCTAAAAAGAAATAGACCACATATAATCTGGCTACCAATCCCCCATATTGGCTACGATTGCCCTAGAAAAGGAGAACGACAATGGCTGAAGCTGCTGTTATGACTGAGGACGCAACACCTAAGAAAGTTGCATTTGTTGATAGACCTACCGCTAATGACGATAGGATTAAACAAGACGAAAAAGAGTTAAAGGAACTTATTCAAGATCACAAGGGAGAAGCTAAAGAGGCAGAGCCTGTAGAAGCTGAACCTAAAACTGCCGAAGAAAAAACCTTTAAGAAACGGTACGGTGATTTACGGAGACATTCTCAACAAAAAGAGAGTGATTTACAAACTCAAATAGATGCACTTAAAAAACAACTAGACGAGTCTACACGTAAAGAAATAAGTTTACCAAAGTCGGATGAAGATATTGAGGCATGGGCTAAACAGTATCCTGACGTAGCTGCAATAGTTGAAACTATAGCTATTAAAAAAGCACGAGAACAAACCGAAGTGTTAGACAAGCGTGTAAAAGAAATAGATACTATGCAGTTAAATGTACACAAGGAAAAGGCTGAAGCCGAACTTCTTAGTTTACATCCTGACTTTAATGAAATAAGAGAGACTGATGAGTTTCACAACTGGGCTGAAGATCAGCCTAAGTGGGTACAAGACGCTCTCTATGAAAATGATAATGATGCTCGTTCTGCGGCTAGAGCCATAGATTTATATAAAATTGATATGGGTATAGGCAAAAAGAAAGATACATCATCTAAAGATGCGGCTCGTGCTACTAATACTAAAAGTACACGAACAAAGCCACAAGAAGATAGTACTAGTGACTACTTACGTGAATCTGCTGTCCAAGCAATGTCAGCTAAAGAGTACGAAACAAACCAAGATGCAATAATGGAGGCAATCCGCACTGGTAAGTTTGTATACGATTTATCTGGTAATGCAAGATAAGTGTTGACAAAAGTATTAATATAAGTATAACTATGTATTAGAATGTTTATTTACCCTATATAGTATAGCAACTTAATAAACATACCATAGCAAGCTCCAGAAAGTTTAAATTACTCTGTGACATAAAAGCCCAAAGGTATAAGTGAGCGCAACATTTATAGTTTTGCACCTTTTTGAATAGACCTTTAAAGTGTAGTGGTGTTTTGCATTTGACAAGTTTTAATATGAAAGGATTTTAATCATGGCATTTAAAACTGCAGCAGGCTATGGTAATCTGCCCAATGGTAACTTTTCACCAGTTATCTATTCCAAGCAGGTCCAGTTAGCCTTCCGAAAGAGTACGGTTGTTGGTTCAATTACTAATTCGGATTATTTTGGCGAGATCTCCTCAATGGGAGATACAGTCAGAATCATCAAAGAGCCTGAGATTACCGTCAAAGAGTATGCTCGTGGAGCGCAAATAACTCCGCAAGATCTTGATGACGAAGATTTCACACTCGTTGTTGATAAGGCAAATTATTTTGCTTTTAAAATGGACGATATAGAAGAAGCTCACTCACATGTGAATTTTTCACAGCTTGCTTCTGATCGTGCCGCATATCGGTTAGCCGATCAATATGACCAAGAAGTTCTCGGATACCTTTCTGGTTGGTCGCAATCAAGTATCAGTTCACTAGCAGGTACAGCTAATAGCACCGTTTCAGGTTCTAAGGCTGTTTCTACAGCAGGTTCTGACGAATTGCTATCTTCTATGAAGTTGAAGAAGGGCGACTTTGGTAACATTACTACCTCTAGTGCAGATGATCACTCTATTCCAATAGCTCCAAGGATGGGCGGTGCAACAGCGCAAGCTACTGCAACTGCTACTCCATTGCAAGTTATTGCCAGAATGGGTAGATTACTTGATACTCAGTTTGTAGATACTTCTGGAAGATGGCTTGTTGTACATCCAACTTTCCTTGAAGTTTTAAAGGATGAAGATTCTCGTCTTTTAAATGCAAACTTTGGTGAGTCTGGAGCTTTACGATCAGGATTGTCTGTTGGTAAAATTCATGGATTTGATGTGTATATGTCCAATAACCTGCCTTCTATTGGTACTGGTCCATCCACAACAGGTTCTGCAAACCAGAACTCAAACTACGGTATTCTTGTTGCAGGTCATAGTTCAGCAGTTGCGACTGCAGAGCAGATCAACAAGACTGAGACATATCGTGACCCTGACAGCTTTGCTGACATTGTTCGTGGTATGCATTTGTACGGCAGAAAGATCCTCCGACCAGAGGCAATCTGTACTGCTAAATATAACGTAGCGTAGGGAGGTATACACAATGGCAACTTATGATATGACATCAAAGGACACTACTGGTGTTTCTTCCAACTCTATAGCAACCCTACCATCACAAACTGGTATGGGTGTAATGCGTATGGTTCAAGCATACTTGGACATTGACGCACTTGTTGCTGCAGGGTATTCAGGCGCAGACGGTGACATCTTTCAACTACTTGAAATTCCTGCAGGATGCTTAGTGCTATTTGCAGGTGCTGAAGTAGAGAAGGCTTTCACTGGAAGCTGTACTTTGGATATGGACTTTGCAGCAGGTGATGACATCATTGACGGTGCTGATATTACTTCCACAGGTTACTGTGCTGAAGGTACTAACGGACAGTCTAATGACGTTACCACAGGTGCTGCTTCTCTGTTTACGCAATTTCAATCTGCTACAGATACTATTGACTGTAAAATTGCAGGTGCTGCTCCTGCTACAGGAAGATTACGAGCTTACGCTTGTATAATTGACTGTAACGATTTAGGAGCATCTGGTAGAGCAGCAGATGTTGATAGAGATCAACTCGCTTAACTTAACAATTAGGGAGGGCATTAACTTGCCCTTCCTTTTGAGATAAAGAGAATATATGTCAGGCACTTATTTAAGTTTAACAAATTCAGTAATAGCTAGATTGAATGAGGTTCAATTAACTTCAGCTAATTTTAGTTCAGCTAGGGGAATACAAATCCAAGCTCAAAATGCTATTAATGAGGCAGTGCGATATATTAACCAAAGAGAATTTAATTACCCTTTTAATCATGCAACAGCTACTAAGACTCTAACTGCAGGGGTAGTGCGCTATAGTTTACCATCTAGTACAAAGACAGTAGACTATAGTACATTTAGATTAATTAAAGATAGTGATCTAGGAACGTCAGGTGGAAGGTTATCTGTACTAGACTACAATGACTATGTTAATAGTTATATAACACAGGAAGACGAGATTAATTCTACAACTGCTGCCGAAGTAATAGATGCATCTGAAACAGAGATAGATCTAACTAGTGCTTCAGATTTTGACAGTAGTGGTACAGTATACATTGACAATGAGCAAATAACATATACTGGCATTAGTACAAATACACTTACTGGATGCACGAGAGGTGCAAACTCCACTACCGCTGCTTCACACAGCAATGGAGTAACTGTCACACAGTTTGACGGTGGAGGAATACCAAGACACATAGTAAGAAGTAAAGATAATAACTATCTCGTATACCCCTTTCCCACTAAATCCTATCAGATCAAGTTTGACTACTACACATATCCTAGTGATATGTCTGCTCACGATGATACTACGACAGTGCCTGCACGATTTGATCCAGTTATCGTAGATGGTGCAACAGCATTTGTTTATCAATATCGTGGTGAAACTACACAGTATCAGCTTAACTTTGCTAGATTTGAACAGGGTATTAAGAATATGCAAACACTTCTAATTAATAAGTTTGACTATGTAAGGTCAACTTATATACCTAGAACTCAACACGGACAGTTAAACACTAGCCTTGGAGTAATCTAATGCCTGACATGTCACAGGTTCAACCTGTAGCATTTAACTGCGAAGGTGGACTAGTTCTGAACCGATCAACCTTTATGATGCAGGCAGGCGAAGCACTAGAGCTTCAAAACTTTGAGCCTGACATTGAAGGTGGCTACAGAAGAATAAACGGTTTTAGTAAGTACGTCAGTGCCGTTGTTCCATACACAAGTTCTTCTAGTGAAAAAGTTTTAATGGTTGCAACTTTTGGTGACTATGTAATTGCTGCAAGAGGAACTGGTATTTACAGTGCTACAGCAGGTGGCTCAAGTTGGACAACTAGAGATAGTGGAAGAACAAGTGCAACTAAGTATAGTTATGAACGCTTTAACTTTGACGGCACAGATAAAATAATTGTTGTAGATGGAGCTAATGATCCTACTGTTTTTAATAGCTCACTAGCAGCAACAGACGTAACGGAAAGCACTGTAGAAGGATCTAAATATGTGGCAGCTTTTAAGAACCACATGTTTTATGCAGGTAAATCTAGTACACCTCAAACTCTGGTGTTTAGTCAACCAAACGATGAAGATGCATTTAGTTCAGGTAGTGGTGCAGGAAGTATAAAAGTTGACGATACTATAACAGGTCTTAAAGTTTTCCGTGATAACCTGTTTATATTTTGTCAAAATAGAATATTTAAGTTAAACGGAAGTACCTCAAGTGATTTTGCTATTACACCTGTTACGAGAAGCATTGGCTGCATTAATGGCGATACTATCCAAGAATTTGCAGGTGACTTAATATTCTTAGGACCAGATGGCTTACGTACCGTTGCAGGTACTGCTAGAATTGGTGACGTTGAACTAGGTACAATAAGTGCAAATGTTCAATCTATCTTTGACGATAACCTATCTAGTGCTTCTGAGTTTGAGAGTTTGGTTATACCAGATAAGACACAGTACCGAATATTTTTTACTAAAGACGGTACAGGACAGAACTCCACTAAGGGTGTTATGTGTGTTATGAAAGGGCAAAAGTTTGAATTTGCCGAAGTAAGAGGAATAAAACCTGCATGTACCGATAGCTTTGTAAAGGCAGGAGATGTTATAATCTTGCATGGAGACTACGCAAACGGATACATATATAGGCAAGAATCTGGAAATGACTTTGACGGTACGGCTATCATGGCTAAGTACCGTAGCCCAGATTTAACATTTAACGATGCAGGTATTCGTAAACATATGCAAAGAGTGGTTGTTAACTTTGCACCTGAATCAACAATAGACGCTGACTTATTCTTACGATACGATTACGAATCAGCAGACTCAGCAAGACCTGCAGCTTACGCACTAGACTCTGGTGATATTGCTGCGATATACGGAACAACAACTTACGGCACTTCATCTTCTTCAATAGGAACTTACGGAGGTGCATCACAACCGCTAGTAAGGCAAGCAGTAGAAGGATCAGGGTTTGCCGTAGCACTAAGAGTAAATGATGG